ATGGCTTTAACTGAAGTGTGGCTGAAAGCTAATAACGGCAAGGCACGTGATAAAGTTGAAGAAATAGCAGATCGGGATTCAATGAGTGTCAGAATCTCACTTAAAGGTAAAATTGTATTCCAGTTGAGATATCGATTTGCTGGAAAAGCTGAACGCTTAGACTTGGGCACCTACCCTCATATGTCACTCAAAGATGCACGCATTAAAGCTGGTGAAATGCGGTCGCTTTTAGATAAAGGAATGAACCCTAAAGTTGAAGTTCGTGTACAGCAGCAAAAATATATCGATGCAAGCACATTTGAAGAAGTTTTTAATGATTGGTATGAAAGTTATTGCCTGAAGAAGAAAACTTCCGCCCAACAAATTAAGAATACCTTTGAGCAACACGTAATTCCTGAAGTTGGCGATTTACCAGTTGACAGAATTACATTGCAACAATGGTTAGCTTTACTTGAAGAACTAGCTGATGAAGTACCTTCTATCGCAGATCGGGTTTTAACGAATGCAAAACAGGTTCTTAAGTGGGCTAAAAAAAGACAGTTACTTGAAGTAAATGTTTTATCTGACATCTATGCCAAGGAAGATTTAGGCATTGAGCGAAATAGAGGAACCAGATTTCTTTCTGATGAAGAAATTAAAATGGTTTTGATGGCTATTGAAGAATCAAATATTTTGCCTAAAAACAAAATTTTCTTAAAACTATGTTTAATGTTTGGTTGTAGAAATGGCGAACTCAGAAAAGCCAAAAAGACAGATTTCGATTTAAAAAGAAAAGTATGGGTTGTTCCTGTAGTAAACAATAAGACTGGCAAGAAAACTGGTCGTGAAATTATTCGCCCTATTTTACCTGAAATGGAGGCATTAATTGTCGAGGCTTTTGAATACAGCACTTGTGAGTACTTCTTAACTAATGACAGTGAAGCAACCCCTATGAGCCATGGTTCTTCAAATTCATTGCCTGGTTATGTAATGGAACGCCTTAGAAGACATCATGATTATCACATGAAACATTGGTCGCTTCATGATCTACGAAGAACTGCTCGTACTAATTTCAGTGCATTTACATCGCGTGATGTTGCACAACTCATGATTGGTCATGTAATGTCTGGTGAACAAGGTACTTATGATTATTATGAGTACCTACCCCAGCAAACTGAAGCATATGCAAAATGGTTAGAAAAAATTAAATCACTTACTAAATAATTGAGAATTAAGAAATGAAATATTGGGTTTACTTTTATATCGAGCATACAATTAAATATGGTGAACCTTTCTATAAAGAATCTGGGTGGTCTTTGGGTTTTAAGAATAATTATATTGTTGTAAGTTTGATGCATAGCTGACGAAGGTTTATTAAATAATTTTAGAGGGATCTTAAAATGTGTGCTAATTACGAACCAATACATTTTATAAAACGAAACAAGTCTATTTTGCTTCGTTTTATATAAATTAAAAATATATTTATTTACATTGGCTCAACATATCAAGTTTGTTATTTACTACCTGAGTTTTTACATCCAGCAAACTTAACAAACTTGGGAATAAATTATCCTGACTTAACTTTTGTTTAGTTTGTTGGCTTAAACAATTCACTTGAGCAAGATTATGTTGTTTCCAACTTTCAGAGAACCACATAATCATTGGTACATGTGTTTGTTGGCTCGGTGCGATTGCATAAGGTGAACCATGTAAATATAAACCATGTTCTCCGGTTGATTCGCCATGATCAGATAAATACCATAAACCTGTCTGATATTTTGATATTTCTTTTAGAGTATTAATCATTTGGCTTAATACATGGTCTGTATATACGATTGTATTATCATAACTATTTAGCAATTCGGTTTGCGAACAGCCCTGTATCGCATTCGTATCACAAGTCGGTTTAAATGGTTGATATGCCTCAGGCGCACGCTTGTAATATGCAGGTCCATGACTACCCACCTGATGTAAAACAATCAAACGTGGGCGATCATCATCTTTGGCAATAGTAGCCAAATACTGCTTTAAGCTGTCAATGAGAATGTCATCATAACATTCGCCATCTTTACACCATTTTTTCTTTAAGTTTTCAGGAATTTGGTATTGCTCAACGCGATCACATGCACCTTTACAACCCGAGTTATTATCAATCCAAGTTACTTGGTAACCCGCACGTTTTGCAATATCTAGTAAACCTTCGCGGTGACTAGCTAATTGCTCATCATAATCTACACGTGGCATACCCGAGAACATACATGGTACAGAAACCGCTGTTGCCGTACCACATGAGCTCACTTGAGAGAAGTTGAAAATATCTTGTTTAGAAAGCTCCGGATTCGTATTTTTTGCATACCCATTTAGAGAGAAACTTTCGGCACGTGCCGTTTCACCTACAACAAGTATCATTAACTTAGGGAGGTTCTTTTGTACGCGCTGAACTTGGTGAGCATCTTGTCCATATATCACAAGAGGCAGATTTTTCTTCGGAGCCTTCTTATGATAGTAAGACATAAGCGATGAAATACTATTTTGCGGTGAAATCATCCCTTTTAAATCACGATGCTCACGAAATATTGCAGCAAAATCGACATAGTAAGTAAAAAGTAAAACACCGACCACGGCCAATGAAGCTACCAGTGAAAATACCTTCTTCAATAACAACCGTGATACTTTTTCTTGTTTAAATTTAACTTGAGAAATTAAAAAAATGGGCAAAATAACAAAAAAAACTGTCCATAAAACAAAGCGTAAAGAGATTAGATCGGTAACTTCCGAAACATCGGTCTGCACCATATTTTGAATTTGGTCGGGTGAAATAATGATACCCAATGTGTTTACAAAATAAGAGCTAAAGCCACCAATAAATATCAATAAAATTGCAAAGATTTTGGCAGTCCATTTCCAATTTATTAATTGAAAAATTAAATTATATGCCGCTATTAAAATAACTAATGTCGCCCCTAAGAAAAGAACTGACTTAATACCATTATAAGGTGTAAGTTGATGGATTTTTTTAAAAAAACCTATATTCAGAAATAAACCTAGCCAGATAGATAAAAGCAAATTAAAATTTAATAGTGTAATATTATTACATATCTCTTTGAATTTTAAAAAATTTACTAGCATTTAAAAACCACTAAATATTAAAAACTCGAAATCTTAGCTAGTAAAACTTAAATAGAAATTAAAAAATGAGCTTAGTAACCAATAAGAATACAAAGCTATATTATTAAAAACAAATCTTTAAGCTCATCTTAATTTTAAAAATTTATTGTTTGATAAATTTATCATTTGAGACTCTTAGATGAATAATTCAAGTCATGAAATGAGTGAGTATATAACTAAAGTCCCCCAAGTTACCCTTCTATTCTGGATTACTAAAATCTTCGCAACTACTTTTGGTGAAACTGGCGGAGATAGTTTTTCAATGTCATTGAAACTTGGGTATTTAACTAGTACTTTTATTTTTGCCATAGTTTTTATTATCTTATTGATCTGTCAAATTAAGGCAAAAAGTTATAAACCATATTTATATTGGTTTACCATTATTGCGAGTACAACTGTTGGTACAACATTAGCAGACTTTGTCACTCGATCTTTAGGTATTGGTTATAGTGGAGGAAGTAGCTTACTCCTCGGCTTAGTCATCTTCTCATTATTGGGTTGGTATAAAGTTGAAGGCAGCGTCTCCCCTCATACCGTTAATAAACCTAAATCAGAAGTCTTTTATTGGTTAACAATTACCTTTAGCCAAACTTTGGGTACAGCTCTTGGTGACTGGTCAGCAGATACGATTGGATTAGGCTATAGTGGCGGGATTGCTCTTTTCTCAGCACTCGACCTCGGGATATGTCTTACACAATATGTCTCGCTTTATATTCAAAGCTACTTCTCGGTTCTCTAGAGCATTAAGCATCGTATCAATCTGCTGACTAGCTTGCATGAATTGCTCTTCAACTGAAGGAGGATGCGGTTTAGTTTCAGCTTGTTGTTTAGTGCAGCTAACTAATAGAACCAAAGAAATAGTTAACCCCAATGAATATAAAAGCTTTTCTAACATATAAGTATAAGATATAAATCATTGTAAATATTATATATTTCTATCAACTAAAATTCAGTAATTAAAATAGCTATCAATAAGATAGCTATTAATTAACTTTGCTTTTGGATGAAATCTTTTTAAGTGCTTCATCCAGAAACAGGTTATCCAAAGCAAAAACACAGTCATTAAAAATATGAGTAGCCACAGGCAAATCATTATACTCAGCATAGACATTGATTGCATGCTGGTCTAATGATAACGGGATGCTCTGTTCATACCGTCTGGATCGGCATATAGTGCTAAATGCCGAAAGAATGGATTCAGCCACATACGAATATTCTGGCGGATCCGGAATGTGGCCACCTAAGAATTTGATTTGTTCGATTTCGTGCGGCGTTTTCGACGCATACGTTTTTTGGTATTTGTAGAGCTCGATGACTTTCCCAGAATTAAAGCCTTGTCCTTGTCTGCATCTTCCTGAATCTTCTGGGCTTGTTCTTTAATGAATAGCCAGATTGAAATACCAATATCACCAAGATTAAGAAGCTTTGAGGCATTCTCTGGTGTATATGGCTTTTCAGACTCAACAGTTTTACCATCTACGATTTCGGCAAATACCACACCTTTCCAGTCTTCGATTAAGTGGGCGGCGCAAGCATCCATTAAAAGCTCGTGGTAAAGCTTGGCATCTTCATCTTTGACCATCACATCATAGCCTTTAGACGAGATCTGGTTTCCTGCTCGTTCAATAGCTACCTGAAAAGGCTTATAAGCGATACCACGGACTTTAAAGTCAGCCTGTACCTCTCCATCAATCCCTTTGTATTCACACCATTTTGATACGTCTGAGCTTTTAATAATTCCGACTTTTAAAGCCATAACTACCTCTGAAATTTTAGAAATAAAAAAGCCCATGGCATTCCATGAGCTTTAAGATTGATTATTAAAAATTAGACAAGAGAACGAATGATCATTGGACTTGTACGGACCTGAGCAAAGTTAATATCAATAGTAATGATATCGTCACCGCCACCATCTGGATGATTAGCTTCTTTGACTTCAAGCTGAGGGAAGTTCCATGAATACTTACTCCCCTTACTGTCTGTGATATCAAAAGTCAGTGTGAAGATATCTCGCGTTTTAATTGCATCAATCCAAGCTGCCGAAGTTGCCGAGAACATGAAGTTGGCATTTACGCCAATATCCATCATTTTCTCTAAATAAAACTCTGGTGTGTACGAACCTGAGCCAATACAACGAATAGCTTCAAGATTGTTGTTAAAGTTAATGGTGAGTGTCTGCAGACAAGCTTTACCCTGAATCGACTGCCCATTAATAAGTAACTTTTCAACATTTGGCATGCTGACAAGTGGGCGTGTTGAAGCCGGAATAGGATTAATAACTGGATTGACTTGCTGTCGTGTGAATGAGCTGCCTACAAGACCAAAGTTGCCAGTAATCTTACCCGTTGTCTGGATGGTCATTTCACCCGTATTCACTTGAATACCGCGATAAATAAAGACTTGGCCAATATCTTCAAAGACTTTTACTAAGGTAAGAGATTTACGTACTCCACCACCAAAACTTAAAGCATTTGCAGCCCAGTTATTGAAAGCTAAAACATTTAAGAATAAATCGAAGGTACCTAACGACAATTCAAATTCTAACTGACCTGTTACTTCAGCTTCAGTTACGACACTACCTTGGCGAAAACGTGAATCAACGACTTCACTACTATCTTCAGTAGTAACGTTTTCAGTCAAACTATCAGTAACACGTCGAACGGTGTACCAAATCGGGTTTGCAGGAGTTGTTCCCAATACAGCTTCTTCACAAGCATATAATCGAATTTTTGCGCCTGAACTCATTTATAGTTCTCCAAAATTTAGGCATAAAAAACCCGCTGGGTTAGCGGGCTGTTAAAGTGTTTCGTCTGTGTCTGAGATTTCCGGAGGTTCCACCCCTGCCATTGCAGCAGCTACAGCTTCAGATAAGTTTGTTGGTTGGAATTCCACAGGTGTTTCGGTTTGAATAATCTCAGGCTCTGGTTCAGGCTCTTCATGCAAGCGAATATCGATCCAGCGTCCCTCTGGAATGTCCATCGGATTTTCGTGATCTGCTATAACTGCCGCAAGTTCGAAATCAAACTTACGCTTGTAAGTTTTGATGGAAAGATCACCATTTTCTAAAGTTGAATATTCAACAGCTACCACAGTATTCCCATTGGCATCTTTAGGGACTTCGATATACCAACCTTCCTGAGCGAAACCAAGTGAACCTTTTAGCAAGTAATCGCCAGTGCCTACTTTTTCATAGTCAAGCGACTGCTTAGATGCGTCATCATTCAACTCAATTTTATAAGCAAATAACTTTACAATTGGAGAAGCTGCCTTAATAAAACCGTTTCCGTCAACTGCTGTATTTTGCGTAGTTCGAAAGACATACTTATATGCTTGTTGAGATTGAAGAGTTTTACCATTACTTAGATTAATTTTGTAATAGAATGGAGCACTTGAAACAGGGTCTGAAGGAAAACCAATAATTCCCATTAATGTTTTACCTTGAACAGCAGCTTGACGAATTAAAATACCTGCATGACCACCTTGCTCAATAGAATAGAATCCATTCTCTACATTACTCAAATCATCAGTTGTTGAAATATACTTCGTATCTTGTAATAGACCTAGTCCAAATGCCCCCACTTCCATTACATTTCCAACCGCAGTTCCAACGACTCTCGAAGCAGGATTGATATTAGGAATATTCGTGATTTGTGAAAATGCTGGTGCTAAATTGGGAATTCCGGATGCAAACGGCAGCATAAATTGCCGCTTTCCTTGGGCAGAGTTATATGGGAATGGCCGATGGTCCCAGTTAAATTTAAAAACAAGATTTGCCATTATGCAGTCACTCCATCAATCACCTGGAAAGTCAAAGTCTCGGTGTGTTGGGTATTGCCACCAACTATGGCTTTAATATCCATCTGACACAGACCTAAAGCCCAAGTTGCAGTGCTACTGCTTGATGTCACATTCAACCAACCTTTTTGGGTACCTTGATTCAAAGGTGCACAAGTTAACGTTGCTACAGCTGCCCCATCTAAAGTTTTAACCTGTGATGTAAACGTATAACCCGTCAGGTCAATTGCTCGACGCACGTCATCCGATGGGTAAGGTAAAGTTTCATCCATATCAACCAACTGTAGGTTTAAGTTGAATGTGTCACCACGCTTAAAAACAAAATTGCTCATAAGTGATTCCTATAGACATAAAAAAACCACCGATGAGGTGGTAGTGAATAAGACGTAAAAAAAACCGCTAATTAGCGTTTTTTTAATAAAAGAAATTTAAGGATTGTAATCTAAATCAACACTTACTCCAGTAACAACGTTATGTTTAGGCCCTCCGAGACTAACAACATTAGCCAAGCGTATATTCACATCAGAAACACATAGCCTGTTTTCAGATTGCCATTTGCTCAACTCAACAGACATAACATCTTCAAGATGTCTTTCCAGTTCTTGCCGTTTAATTTCGATTTCTTCTTGAGTAAGCATGCAGGACATATCAATTCACCCTATAACCAATAGTCACATTAAACTGAACAAAGTCAGCATCTTGACCGACAAAAATTGATTGTCCATTCAAACACTCTAAGTGTTCGACAGAGAAATATTCAAAATGTGCCAGCAATGTATCACTAAGTTCTGTTACTTCCCTGTCTCCAGTATTAGGACGGGCAAAACACTGAATTAAGATATTACCACTACGGCGTGTACACGGCTTACCCCCTAGTCCAGCTATAAAACTTGGTCCTCCCGTAATGGTTAAACGACACCACACACCTTTTGTTGGTACCGTAAAACCTGGTGCATTTGGATACTGGATTCTATCTTGAGAAATCCCTGTAAAACTCATCATTCGGTCCACGATAGCTTGTCTAGCTTGCTCTAAAGTCATTGCCATTTTAGCCACCGAACTTTTGAGTAATGTATGTAAACGTTGTGCTATAAATACCCAACGGCGCTTGATCTGACCAGCCGTTTTCTAAGCGCTCTGCATAAGGCTGGTTGTTTTGAATATAGATCAAACTCCCCAACTTAAACTTAATAGCTTGAATCGCGGCATCTTGCACGGCATTAGTAGAAGGCTCTTGCACACCATAGTCACCAGAACCAACTGAAACAATGTGAGAGGCCCGATAAGCTCCTGTGTCCACTGGACTGGAAACGACAAGTGATTGCACTGTATCCATAGTGATTTTCTTTACAAGCTCATATGCCTGTTTCTCAACTTCAAAACTGAAGCTGGTCGGCTTTGCTCCCGTCCATCCCATGGTTTTTAACCTCACTTGCTTCGAACATTTCAAAAAGGTCTTGAGATATCGCTTGAATCGAATACGCTTCAAACTCTACACTCGGCTCGCGCTCACCCATTCGCCGTTTTACTATTTGCCAGATATGAACAGCCTCATGTAAAAGCAATCCATAAACTTGTATTTGGTCCTTATCCGCTGTATCACCAATTTGGACAATTGCATATGCGCCGTCTGAATAAGAACTAACCTGAGCATCTTCCCCCATATCTAAAAATTGATCGGCTTTGCCCATATCTTCAAATAACAAATCCATGTGTAGTTGATTTCGAGCAAGCGTGTACTGCACATGTTGGAGTGGCGAGATATACCATTCGGGCACATAATTAGGATTAACCATGGTCTACCCTTTAACTTGGCAAAGGAGTTTCAGTCGCTTCTCTACCATCAAATGAGTTATGAAGAAAAATGCCATCCTCATATTTGGGATGGCATTCACAATGTATTAATGAATGGGGCTTAAGATCATCGTCAGGCACTACCTGAACGCTGTCATAAACTTCTAAAGCAGTCCAAGTCATTTCATTTTTACTCCAATAAAAAACCCACCGAAGTGGGTTTAAATTATGCAACTGAGCACTTTTCTAATTCTAATGACCATTCATCTCCAAATCTTCGATTAAGATAGTTTGTAATTTCTTCTTCGTATTTTGGAAATGATGATTCAGTAACAACTACAGCATTTCGACCACCTGTAACTCCATAGCGGTCAAAACCATTTTCTGCATCTTTGGAAGTTGTATTATTAGAAAGATAAACTTTTGCCTTACCATCTTTAATTAGACTAGATTTGCCTCTCACATTTGGGCATTTCTTTTCAGGGATTTCAATGACAATTACATATGCTTGAGTTGCCATAATTCAATTAAACCTTCTCAATTAAAAAATCGACACCTGCAGTCATACCGCCACTAAAACTATGCGCAGTTAACTCAGCAGACTCTTCATCATCTATTTGACCAATTTCTACAGCTTTTTCTTTTGAGTCAGTTGTTGTGATCCAACCGTCATTATCTGGAATTAAATATTTATCAGAATCGGTTAATTTAACGATATACCCCATATTATCCCCAAGAAAATATTTTAAAAATAGATATATAGCTTAAACCAATGAAATTAAGCAATAAAAATTTATACTCTCCTCAACTGACATTTCCAGCTTGCACCGATTGGATCTTGTTTGATATGCATGACGCGAAAAGTACCTTGCGCCGTGTTCCATTCATCATCAATCTTTGGCTCTTTAGTGACTTCATTTTGCAGCACAATAGCCTTCTTATCAGTTGCCTGAACTCCAAGAGTTAAAACTTCATATTGGTTATAAGAAGCAAATAAAACACCACGGCCTTCGTAATGCTCAATTACATCTTCTGAAGTATTCGTTTTAGGATTCCAATTCGTACTAACAATACGGTCACAAGTAAAGGGATGAACGGCATCGGCAAGGTCCTCATTAAATGCTTCAGCAATATCAGCCTGAATCTCGTCTCTTAAGCTCATTAGATTTTCCTAATAAATATCACTGATCGACGCTTACAATATGGCTTGATCAAATCAAGAATGTATTGTTCAGTTGCATTAAGCTTTACAGATCCGTCTTGATATTCCTTTTCAGACTCAACCTCAGCTTTCACTTTTTTTCGCTTTAATGCCTGTTCTTGGCCTTGATATAGCTCACCCTTCATGATGCCTTTAATGACTTCAAATGACGCTGTTTTCAGGGCTTTGGGGACCGTTGTCACATCTTCATAAGGCTTGACGTTACGCGCTAATAAGTAAGCTTCCGATTTTTCAAGATAGTCAGCTTTATCACTGTCAGATAAAGCATTAAAGCCTGCTACACGTTCAATTGCTTCTTGTTCAGTGATAAAGCTCATGGATTATTCCTTTGGAATTAATGCTAAAAGTTCTTCTTTTTTAGCGCCTGCTTCAAATGCAATGCCTTTTTCAGTCAAGACCGCACGCAACTCATCTACTTTGAGACCTGCATAGTTAATTGGTTGCGGTTGAGTATCACTGGGCTTTTGGCCATCTTCAGGTGTTTGACCCCCTTCACCTGCTTCCAGTTCAGCAATACGTGCTTTCATTGCCTCAGGATCATTTTGAAAGGCAATAAATTCACCCTTTACAGTAGCCAGTTGTTCTTCTAACTCAGCAATTTTTGTTTCTGTCATTTGTTGTCTTTCCCGTGCACGGTTAAATGATGAAAGTCCCATTTATGGATCTCCAAATAGTTAAGGCGGTATTACCCGCCTTTTTGTTATTTGATCTTGTGCTTGAATGCCACAATTCGGATCTGCTTAGGATCGTAAACACGTTCCCAGTTTGCAGCAGTTGCTAGACCAGCGTTATTAGGAGCAATACCTGTATCACCCGCCCATTTAATGCCACGAGGGTGTAATACAAAGTGACGGCGATTAATAAGAATATCTGTTCCTGCTAGACTATCACGGTCTGTTTCTACACCAACCGGTGCCCCAATATCTTGGAATCCAATCGCGCCATAACCAAACAAGTAAGAAGTAAATACGTCGCCTTCAACTGGCATGCTGTCATCTACAATCACACGGCGATCCATAAAAGTTTTGTAGAGCACAACACCATCAGCATCACGCACAGTTTCAATTAAACCTTGCTTGGCTAGTGCTGCCATTGTGAATGAGTGCATTGAAATCGCTGTTAATTTATCAACAGCATCACCCAGTTTATAAGATGCATCGATAAATGAATGACCATCAATTACGGCTGCTGCTCCAGTACCAGTCGAAATGTCATGGGTATTACCTGCCATGCTTGCAGACCCAAATACACCTTTAAGTGTATTTACGGTAAACCCCTGAAATTCACGAGCCCAGTAATCTGCTACAAGATCAGCAATCGCACCCAATGGGTCATCACCAGATAATGCTTTAGACAAATCATTTGCACCCCAAGCCTTACCACGGGCATGCAAAATAGCAATATCTTTACCAGCCGTGATGTTATTTACCCCAAGAGCTTTACCATCTGAAAGTACTTCGGACTCACCGCTTAAATCATTCCAGAAAGGAATATTTACTGTGGTACCGCCTTCTGTACCAAAAGCAACTTTTTCATCAAGCTCCCCAACAATGCCTGACTGCCATAAAGCAGACTTCTCGGCAGTCTTATTTAATACGTACGGAGTAAATAACTCAGGTACGATTACATCAGCAATTTTTGTCTCAGCCATTAGGCTTTACTCCTTAAAGTTTAATACCGTGTTTTGCCGCTAGCTCTTTAGCTAGTTGCGGATTTTCATTTCGTAATTGCGCCAATTTGGTCATATTTACCGTGCCATCTGCTTTGAGAATGTCTGGCTGACCTTTTGAATTGTTGCTACCTGGTGCACCCATACCATTTGGTTTTGGCCAGAAATACGGTTTTTGCTCACGTAGAGATTCAACCCACTCTTTTGGCGATAATGCTGTTTGGCCATCTTTACCAATGACCACGTCCCCATTTTCATCAACTGCTACTGCTTTGCCGTTTTCATCTAATGCAAATTTTGACTGAGCTAAAAAGGCAATATCGGCAGTAGCTTCTGGCAATGCTTCAAGCTCAACAGCAGCCTGTACAATTTGGCTTTGAATCACTGATTGCTTGAACTTTTGTGCATAAGCTTCGGCTTTATCAGCACGTTCTTTTTCGGCCTTCAGTAACTTTTCATGTTCTTCACGCATCTTCTCGGTGCGCTTCTGAATCACTTCGTTAACCTTGCCTTCCGCGATTAATTTGGCTTCTTCGTCTTGGTCAATTTGAGCAAAGACTTTTTTGACAATTTCAGGATCAATACCTTCAAATTGTTTCTGAAGCTTTTGAAGTTCCAATTTTGCATTCTTAGCAGCATCTCGCTCGCTTTGAAGTGCAGATTTCAAACCTTTTGGATCTTCATAACCTTCTAAATCAAGGCGAAACTTCCCGTTTTCCTCGATATATAAAGCTCGGTGTTCTTCTTTGATTGCATCAAGTGAATCAACAATAAATGGCAATGACATGTTCAAACCTCTCGTTTGATTTGGGTAAAGCCTTATCTCAAGGCATTAAAAAAGCGCCCCTAAGGACGCTAAATTTCGATTGAAAACTTAGTAATTTGTTGCAAATAAACGGTAGCCTTCTAGCTCCCAAAGTTTATTTTCAGCTGACTTTTCTGCATTTCCACGAGCCATACGCTCACCAATTTCAGCATCAAAGTTTTCAGCATTCACACATGCACTAAAACCCGTTGCTAAGAAAAACTTTCCATCTAAAAATGCATGGACAAAAGTAGATGTCGTGCCACCGGGGCGTTGCTCAACCGTATATGTAACACGCTCCATCAATGAATCAATTTGCGCTTTAGTTACTCGGGGTGCCACAGACTTTTCAGCTAACTCTTGCTCTGTTACTTCTTTGATCATTTTCTTCTCACAAAAAAAGCACCCGAAGGTGCTAAGGTTAAAAATTAAGTTCTAATTGATGAGTGCAATTGCTTTTAATCTTTCAAAAGTAAAACCATAAATTGCCATGGCTCTTGAAATCTTAATTTGAAGAAATGGCACCAGAATTAATTTTGTGCTCAGAATATATTGAGCATCTGACATAGTGATTTGCTTTTCAGACATTTGTAATACCTTTCGCTACATTTCCTTTGTTTGATTTGGCCTTGGTGCATCACTCACTAAGCGAACACCATGAGCACCATATGCTTCAAAAGTTACAGTAATTGTTGCGGGTCCATTTAAGGCATCAGAATTCATCTGTACTGCTCTTTGTCCAGCTAGAGGTTGTCCAGTTTCTTCATCACAAATAACCAGATAACCTTTCAAAGTAGGGTGACGCTTTAGCACTAAATGTCTTGACTCACTCATAAGCCCAACTCCTTAAAGGTTTGCTCATCCAACTTTCGAAGTTGGTTCAATGTGTAAAGTCGCCCTTCAGGATCGAAGAACTTATCAAAATCAAATTTCCCTTCCTTATAGAGCTTGTAACGCTTTGGTCCTAACCATTCTCTTTGAAAGAAATCGTCTGTCTTTTTGAAGAACTCTTTAAAAGTGGTGTTGGCATCCAACTGCCCTATTAATTGGCTTCGCTCATCTTTTGGAATATCCTTTACTCTTCGCTCATCCATTACAAATGGGCGTTCACCGACAAGTCGACCGTCTTTCTCTACAGGTACCAGAATACTTCGGCAATTGGGATGCAACGGCGGTACCCGTTTCGCTGGGTCGTTTATTTCCCAAACTGAACCATCCAGAGATGCACAAAGTTTTGATGTCCTTCCGTCAAGCGTTGCAACCAATCGGACATATTCAAAACCAATCTGATCAAAGCTCTTTAGATATGCTTGGTTGGCCACATGACTTCGCACAGTTCTTACGGTTCGTTCAATATCCGTCTTGGTACTGCTTAAAATGCCATCCTCATAATTAAGCCTTTTGGTGCCGCGAATACGTTGAACAATTTCCTGATTAGTTTTACCTGAGTTAATACCATCCCGAATTGCATACTCAACCTTTTGACGAGCATTTTCAGCAATTCTGGATAGCAGGTCATCAACAAGAGCACCGCCTACCAATGGTATTTTTTTAGCTGCGGCATATAGCTTTTCACCATTTGGCTTTTTGATCTTGCCGCCATATAGCTTCGCCGTGTAATTAGCTTCATAAACAGCCAAGGCAGTAGCAGAAACAGCGAAAGCTTCAGGTAATGCAGTATTTAGCCCAATAAACCACTGAGCAATCAGATCACGAATTTCTTTAAGATTAGCTGTAGTGTACTGCCCACTTGCTAGAGCCACCTTTTCAGAATCATTTAATTCATCAAGCAAATCCCGAAGCTTGGCCAACATTAATGTCGACTCATCATTAAAGATTTTTAATAGCTCATTAACAGATTGAGAAGACACCCGATATAAATACGCCTGATGTTGGGTAAGTATTTCAATCAGCGATTTATCTTCTTTTGAAGCCATGCGTCACCTCTACAAAGGAGTGTTATCTCGCTCTATTTCTACCCGCTTCACTTCTTCCTGATAGTCGTGAGCTGGTAATTTACCTGTCATCAGGTATTCCCAATATGTGCGGAAAGAGTTTTTCCCTGAAATAGCACCCTCATAAAGCTGTTTTGCAAGATTAATATCCGTGACCTGCACAATAAACTCAGGTTCAACTGTAAATGAATATTTTGTCGAATCCAGCTTTAACCACTGCGCTGCATACTTAATGGCTTGTTCAATTGCTGCAGCTGCACACATCACGATACTGTGAAGACTTGCTTGCTGATCGTCTTGCCGTGCACGGCGCGCTTCACCTGATTCCTGTGTATTGGTATCAACTACTTTAGCCCCAGCTTCTAATGCTGAATTCTTTTGCGCATCCATTTCCTTTTTAGTGAGTTCAATGCCGTTACCTGAAATTTCTAAATAACCACATTGTGAATTTGGAGGAAGACTCCAGACAGCCATAACACCAGTAACGCTAATATCATCATCATCGTCATCATCAAGGCCACTAATCCAAGGCTGCGGATGAGCTGTATGGTGAAGTGACTGGTAATAATCTGCACTAAGTTGGTAATACTTCAGAGCAGCCTTGGCCATTGTAAGCAATGGTACCGTACCAACATCAGGCGAATTATCAATCGTGCCGCAAAAAACAAACGGCGTGAATGAAAGTTGGTTACCCCCTAAATCAGGCGTTTTATCTTCTTCAATAGATCCATCAAATAAACGGACAGTTAGCGCACCGTCTACCATAGATAAAACACGGTGGACCGTTTTCGTATCATGGCCAAATTCATCTTCACTATTATCAAATTGCTCCTCGAGCACTAACAGTTTTAGATCTTTACGACCACCGATACTGTTTTCCTTCCAGTTGATAATAGATAACGCATCATATAAGGCGAAATATGGCACTCCGTTAGCATCAACATCGACAAGCAGCCCACAGCGCCCAAACTCTAGCAACTCTGAACAAATGCGAATAAAGAGCTGTTTAAGCCCAAAACCGTCATTTGTTGCATTCTCTATCAATCCTTTAAGTAGAGAACTTTCAATCACAATATTCGGCTCAAGCTTTGAAACTAACCCGATCATTGTGCGTAATGCGTCCTGAACCCATAGCGGATACTGAGCTCGACTTAGATAGGCCTTATAAATCTCTCCAGTCGTATCACCTTGCTTTTCAGCCTCAATCATTCCGGCCGATTTAGCTAGGTACTTTGTTTGTGCCTGTTTGATCTGCTCTTCACCAGCAACGGCGTCACGCATAATCAACCAGCTTTTTTGTGCAGCAATATACTGCGGATGTTTATCAGTAACTGCCATAAAAACACCAATAAAAAAGCACCTGAAAAGGTGCGTTGTTTAACGAGAAAAACCAGCGATTGTGCGCCGTTTAAATACTTTCTGAATGATGATCGGAAAACGTTTAGCTAATGGATATCCACCAGCATCACCAACGTGGTCCAATCCTGCAGTCTTATCTGGCATGCCGAAGCTGTCATATACTTGTTGTTCTAGAGTGGCCGTAAAGTTAGGACATTTGTTTGTGTTTACTTTGAGGTGTCTTTCGCCATCGGCATTCAGGATCTGGGCATTAACTGCATTGATACGGTCTTTAATGCCCGGGTTCACCCCATTCACTTCAACCTTAAATCCATTTTTCTTTAAAATTGCATGATCGGATTCGCTAAATCCCTTTGAAGAAGTTGCTTGCCCTGAAGCGTCTGGTATCACAGTAATATCATGATCAGGAAAGCGCTCTTTAATCAAATAACACATAGTCGGGGTATCTCTGACTCCTACCAATTCATCCAATGCTCTTGGCTTCCCTTCTCTAATAACGTAAACAACAGCAGCCATCTTAAGTACGTTAAAGTCCATACCTATAAGTAATGGCTCATCCTTTTTAATTTCCTCATCAGTATGATTTAAAGTACGATCGAAGTCAGGATAAACAGCACCACTGGTTAAGTTTACAAATTGCCCTTTCAAATAAGCAGAAATGAGTTGGGGCGGATACGATTCAAATAACGATGAAATATAATCGTCTGGTAAATTTGCTTCATTGTCATATGTTGATGCTTGAATCATTCCATAAAGGCTTCGCTTAGCTTCTGATTTATTCGCCTCTTTAACGAATTGTTCATAAGTAAACTTAAATCCCTCTGGCGTAGTGGCCACATCGATACCATTTAACAAACCAGCTTGCTTGTAACGCATACGGGCAATAATCTTACGCCATGCTTGTTGTGCTTTATTCATGGCCATAACATCTAGCTCATCAATCAAAGCATGACCTATTTTAAAACCAACAATTGTGGCAGGCTTCTCCATCGAGCGACAAATGATAGTGGTTCGATATTGACGGCCATAATATATATCCACCTCTTTATTGGTTTCATATACCTTAGTTTTAAGCCCCCAGTCGAATGCAACTTCTTCAATTGTAGGAAAGAAAATATCTCGGATCTGAGGGTAAGTTGGTGCAAAGTAACCTAAAGGCACTTTTGGAAACTCCCAAGCTTTATTACACAAGCTTGAGCAACCAACCCAAGTTTTTCCAGATCCAAAGCCAGCAACAAACGCTCGGAATTTCTTTTCCATCTGTAAAAAATTAGCCTGAGGTACATTCAGCGTCGGATTGATGTTCGGCATCTTTTTTACTCGCATCTACAACTTGAATGGTTACTTTTACTGGTGTTGGATCATCGCCCCCCTCACCATCACCCGATCTTATCTTTTCAATCTCAAGTTGTTTCAACTCAAGATCTAGCAACTGCAATGAATGGCCCTGCATCTCATCTTTAACTTGCTTAATAATGTTCTGCCTTGTGACTTTGTTTTTAGTCGAGTCATACATTTTCTGCAGCTCATTAATGCGAAATGCTTTGTTAGCCAAAGGGATATCGAAAATATTGTTCTTAAATTCCTCTCGAGTTTTTTCGAACAATAGCTTAAATTTTTCGCTTAAGTTTTTCCCAGCAGCTTTCGTTGGGTCATATAGCTGAACCTGTTTTCGATCAATTTCAATGTTAAATTCTTGCTTGACAGCATCCGCAACCTGTTGGGGTGTATCCATGCATGCAAGAGCTTGAACAATATAGATTTTCACTTGTTCTTTTAATGCTGCCATACCCCTACCTTTGTCTAGCTACGTCTAGCAAAATAGACAAAAAAAAGAGCCCAAAGGCTCAACTTATTAAACATGTTCCACAACACTTGGAAATATTTACATCTGATACAAACGGCGCTTGTTTTGCTACTTCAATAAGTCGCTTCACGTTCTCGTCTGCTCCCCACCGTTTGGTAACACCAATAAATTCTTCAACGTCATGACCTGCCAAGTAATGCTTTGGTAAGCCAGTCATTTCACTGTAAAGAGCTTCGCCGTCTTCATCACGTTCAACCCCAATGTGATAAAGCTCATGTTCGATTAAAGCGCAAAAGTCTCTGTCAGTAGCTTGGTCGCAATAACTAGCATCAATTGTTATTAGATATACAGGCACATAGCCAAACCAATCACGCATTTGCTGCTCTTGGCGAGCTTTCTTCCAACCACCTTGGTTAAACATCACCTTTTCACATTGGCCTAGAACCATGCGTTTTTTAGCTACACATGCGGATGAAGCCCATGCACAGGCTAGAAATTCTTCATTGTCGTGAAGTAGCTCAGCAATATGATCATGATCGGGGTTATGTAAAGGACCACCAATAGTTAAAAAGTTTGTGATCACCCAATTCATTAAGTCAGGTGCTGGAGCTAATCTAATTGCTTCATCCTCTTCGGCTTTATCAATCAAGTCCTGTGGTGGGAATGGTCTGATCTGTTCCATCTTCAATTCTCGCTAATTCGCTTTTAATCCAGTTAATTGCATAACCTGATTCAATTTGGTGAGGTTCAAGACGCTCAAATTCATAACCTCGGTCTAGAGCTAGTTCATATTTATTAAATGAATTTGCAATCTTTTTACCCCCGCGACCAACTGCCCAAGGACTGCCAGCAATTTCTATAAGAAGATTCAACTTCACAATATAAAAATCGAACCGCCAATTTTTAGTTGATTCAAATTGAAATTTTCTTCGGTATCCAATTCGATGCTCTTCTAATTCTTGAAATAATGTTTCTTCAGCTTCGAGATATTTTTCTTTAGCCTTGGGCAATGGTCTGCTTTTAGGTTTGGTTTTAGGTTCTTTTTTCCGAGTAAGCCAAAAGTATTCTGTAGAATCCATTATTCTCACCCATAAAAAAACCGCCCTTAGGCGGTGGCTAAACTCACAGGCAATATAGTATTACTTCTTAAAAGTTGCCTTATAAAGCTTTGAATTAAAGTAATCCGTAATTTCTTTACCTTCGTTTTGAATTTTTTCCTCATTTAAGGGTAAAAAATCTAATTCAGATTTGAAGCTCATATACTCTGGAATAAATTTCTTTATAGGCGGAGGTGGTTTAGGTCCACCTTCTGTAATTTTTTCGATAAATCCAGCTAACCATAAAATATACTCACCTTCTGAATTATGAGGAGGAATCAAACTCACATCTATTTTTACTTTACATTCATCTAATTGTTTACTAAACAATTCAACAAAATCAATAAAATTATATTTTAATTTAAATTCTGTTCCCTCAATTTCTCTGCGTATACATGTCATAAGTAAGTTCATATTTTCAATACAGTCATGTGAAAACAATTCCTCATCTTTAATTTTGTTATAAATATTTTCCGCAAACATGAGATACTGTGGCATTTCGGCAGCTCCTCATTTTTATAAAGTATTTTTCTTAAGGTAGTCCTATTATAACAATGTTGCAACAAGAAATTTTCCATTTTTAGTTTAAGGAAATTTTAAAAATTATAAAAACGATTATATTCAATAAATTAGTACGAATAAAAGCTAGGGAAGTTTGATTTTTCTATTGAGCTTTAAAATGGATTATTGTGTTTAAATTATCAATTTAAAAAGCTTGCCTAGTAGGCAAGCTCCCCCTTTTTTGATATTTGCGCTGATCAATAAGGTTTAGTGTTACTTAAAGCAACACACTGATAATACTGAAATATTTAAAAATAAAAAAGCCCACTTCCTATTTTTATTCAGAAATGGGCTTAGCGAAAAAAAACGCTTAGACCTGAAATAGGAAATATCTATTCGGAAATATCTCCAACTTCATATTGGCATAATATTTAAGCACTAGCAATAGGGACTGAATTAAAAATATCAAATATTCATATTTAAATAGATAAAGATTTCTTTTTTTGAATGGTTTTATTTTTAGCCTACATAATTTTTTTACTTATCAAGACTTATAAAGAATATGTGCCCATCAATAGGTAATACTTAATAAGGTCTTATGTGCAGTAACCATTAGGCTCTAGAGAGTAAGAACTCAAACTGACTAAAAATAAAAAATAATTAATTTTCAATATCAATGATCATATACTGCAAAGTTAAGTATATTCCAACTTCTCCATTGTTGAGTGCCTCATATAAGTCTTCATCAACGAAATCTCCAGATTCATCATATAGCCATTTATGAATTTGAATAATTTGTATATTCCCTTTTTTGTCTATTCTTGCTATTGGGTCTATTACGGACCGAACTATCACCTTCTTCTTCGTCTCAACATCAAGCAATGTGATAATTGTCATTTTAAAATCCTTATAAATATCCTGTATAACAACTACGCTCAATCAATAAAGATTTTTATATTTAAATTACTCAAATAGCAATCTTTTCAATCTAAAAAATAAATAAAAAACACTTTAATAGTATGTGCCTATTAGAAAAGATACCTTAAATCTTCTACTAGCAATAAAAAACCGCTTTAAGGGCGGTTCATATTATTCATCAATCTGATCATGCAGTTTTTTGATAAACTCTATAAGCTTTTCTTTACTTGCTGCATTATTTAAAACCGCTACTGTTATATCGCTTTTCGCTTTGATTTTCGCACTTTCAACCACCGCATCATATTCAATATTATTCATTACCATTTGTTAGTTTCTCATTTTATAAAGTGAGAGACATTAATAATATGAAATCAGCAACTATACAAGCACCTACTTAAGATCATCAGGCGTTTCCAAATAACACCCATTTTTATTACAGAAAGCATGAATGTCGTTTAAGTATTCGGTTAATTGAACTGTACTTGCGTCTGTAGTGCTCATTAGCTCACATAGGCCACTTGCTACATCTTGGTAGAGAGGATGCTTAGAATCTTTCAACTCTCTTACAGCCTTGAATGTTTTCTTGTATTGGCCAACGTCATCGCAATCATAGATTTTTGCTAAGAAGTTTTTCTTAAAGAACAGATGCTTGCAATCTTTATCTGTACCTTGACGTTTAGCCCATTGATTAAGCCACATCCAGTACAAACGGTTTTGAGCCTTCGAACGATCTTTATCTTGTGGTGCGATCAATACAACTAACGGCTTCCCTTCATTCACTGCCTTAGCATGATTCACATTAAGAAAGTTAGTTACTGGTGAAATGTCGCAATGGTTCTTAACAACATGTCGGAATTCCATTTTGACCTCGCAATAAAAAACCACCCGTGGGTGGCTTGATTTTTTTTGATAAATTAATCAACAGCTCAAAAATGGGTAACTGTCAGATCGAGTTTGGACTACAACACTTTAGCTCATCGATTTACCAAAGCGCTAATCTTCACACTATTGTTTAAAATCCAGTAATCAAACTGTGATGCTAAAGCTTTTAAATTCCCCTTTTTAAGCTGCTTAGGCTATTTTAACCAAAGTTCATCTTCTTGCATGATTTTTAACATTAAATTAAATATAACCAGTAGAGTAACATTTTTTTTATTAGGGCCAACAACTCTTTGAAAACTAAATTTAACTGTTCTCTCAAGCACTTCCAGATTAACTGGATAATTCTGTTTGTCTAAATTTAGGTGATCTCCAATAATTGGCTCTATACCAGCAATAAAATTAGCAATTCGTTGCTCATCATCTTTCTTTATGCATTGAAAATGTAGAAAGTTTTTACGTAATTTTCCAAATAATAATAATACCTTAAGTGCATTGACCACGTTCAACTCTTTAGGTATATCTTTCCCCTTATCATGTTGGTTATGCAAATCAAGGAGAGGAATTATTTCATCAGAACGTGTCAGTTTCTTAGCTTTGTCGTAAAGCTCATCAAACCAACCCACATCTAAATTTTTATTACTAACATAATTCGTTTTTAAATTAAAATTTTTGGGGTCCATCCATTTAGTGCTCATAAATTGACATCGCTGCATCCATTCTTGTGCTTGAATATCTTCGCTTGAACGGCCATCTCTTAAACTTATCAAACGTTGAAAAGGCGTCAGAGTACTCTTCTCGATACTAAACTTCTTTTCTTGTCGACCAGCAATCATAACTGGCTCTGTTTGCTGATAAGAGTTAAACCATTTCTGCTGCTGAGTATAACGATTTAAGTTTATGTACTCTGTACTTGAATTCACTGGACCAAAACACTGTTCTAGGACTTTTTTTGAAATGATACACGGCGAATTGTAAATTCGATCGACTGCTAATAAATCCAAAACATGAAGATAATTTGAAGCCGTTTGTTCAATACTGCTATGCCCCATCCAAGAGGCAAGCACCTGCCATTTATGTTGAATAATCTCTTCATGAGCACGTGCTTTAACACCAAACAATAAATCACGCATCTTTTTTGCTTTTACCCAAGGACAATCTGTATATGTTTTAATCATTTCTTTTGAACCCAGCAAAGTTATTGCTAGATAGTTAGCAGCACTGTGGCGCAACGTATGAAAACTAAAGCCATGATGCATACCTAATATTTGGTTAAACAACTCTACTGTAATTTTGCTGATACATTGATCAGTTAATACACGATGATTAACACTAAAAAGTAGATCATCCTGCTGATTAAACAAATATTGTTCATAACGATGTTGTATGTAATGTTGTACTACTAAAAACTCATGTTCTGACAAGGCAATTTTCAATGGTATTTGACGATTTGCACTTTGCGTTTTCAGACGGCGATATGAATTGTTCTGAATATGAAGCGTGATATTATTAAAAGCTGTATTTTCTTTTTCTTTATAAAGTAACTCTGGGCAAATAATATCTTGTATTTTAAGACAACGAACTTCATTTAATCGGAGTCCAGTTCTATAACTCAGTAAATACATCAGCTTTAAACAACTCAGATGATCGACCCACTCTGATGCCGTTGGCTCTTGACTTAAATGTTCTAGTTTTTCCAATAGCTTGCCAAATAGCAAAGGGCTTACTAGGCGTGCATTGCAAATTTGTAAATGCTTAAAACTTGAATTCTGTAACACCAATACCTCTGGTGCATTAAAATTATCTATACAAAATTGATGAAAATCTTTTAGGCGACCAAAACGGTATTCTGCTGTTTGGTGCATCTTACGAGAGGTTTTTCCTTTAACAGCTTCACGTTGAGTTGCTTGTGCATCTCGTTCACTGCTATATTTCAACAACTGTCGATATAAATCTTCATAATCATCAATGGATTGTTGCTTTAAATCCAATTTATTAAGCCAAATTTCAAATATAAATTCTTTAGCAAATGATCCTAAGTAGCTTTCAATAGTCGATAATTGAAGCCCTCTTTTTTTTAAATGCACTAACCAGTGAATTAAGCGTAATTGGGCTTCAATTAAAGACTTTTCTTCCGTATTTGCATCACGCATCTTCTTCTCTAACACCCTTCTGATTTCTTGCCAAAAACGTAGCGTGCGTTCTTCTTTATTCCTCTTTTTATCTAAGCGCTCAACTTTTTGAACTTTACGTTTCTTTTGATCAAACAACATCAACTCATACGGAATCGTTTGTAATTTGCTTTGAGCCGTCGGAACTTCAGGATGTAACTGCTCTTGTTCAAAATGAATAGGGCTATTCTCTAGTTCCATGACTTGATTACGTTCATTACTCCATAGCAATCTAAATTCGGATGGCCGTAAGGCGACAGTATTAATCTCTTGCTGAAGTACATTACTTAAAAATATATCTAGGCTAAGGTTTGGATTAAATTCAAGTACCATTTGCACATCATTAAATGCACGAAATCCACGGCGTTTAATTTGATATTGCAGATCGCCCAAACTTTTGTTTCGTCCCATGCGACTCAAGCTTTCCAGAATACAATCTTCAATTGATTGTTGCAGACGATATTCTTTATGAGTAGCTTTCAACTTTTTTAAATATTGCAAGATGAACTGAGCATATGAGTTAAAAAAAACATGCTTCCATTGGTACAACTTTCTCTGTTCTACATCGTTGCCATATTGAGAGTTTTCAACACGATAATGTAGTAACAATGGATTAGTGATTTTTTTGTAGTCCGAATGGTATAACCGAAAACAATTCAGATCTGTACCAAGCTCAACGGCCTCGTGCAATTGCTGCTGAATAGCAACCAGATGCTGTTCATCTGCACAGCCTGAAATATATATAAAACTTAAGCATAAATCCCCCCACAAATATTTAGGGTCATCCCAATATCCAAGTGAATCTTTCCAATATGCTTTCAAAGCGTTGACTACCTGGGCATGTAACTGCCCTTGTTTTAACCGTGACTCCGTACTCTCAATTTTTCTAGGCAGTACGATCCGTTTAGTATGTGGATTTAGCCTAATTCTGTATGATTTTTTATCTACATTCTGGTTGAATTGCCTTCTTCTTTTATTAAATTCATCTTCAGTAAATTGCATCAGTTTAGATTGTTCATCTCGGCTCAATTTTTGACTCAAACAATCAACACTATCTTTAATGTCATGCCATTTTTCGGCGATCTGCTGATCAAGTTTTTGCTGCATGTCTTGCGTCAATACTTCAGGTGAAGAAGGCTGTCTTTCTTGCGACTTTTTCACCAATTTCTGAATATCAACAAATAGATCGTCTAGTTGTGGTTTTATTAGTTCTTTGATTTTTTGCATACAACTATTTTCGCTCTAAGTGTTTAATCGATAAAGATCTGACATTATCTTGCAATTGCTGGCGGGCTTGCTGTACATAGACATTTGGAATAAGTGAAGAATACGGATGAAAAGCCTCTCGGTCACGTTGGTCATGACCATAAAGAGCCTGAATTAAATGGAATGCTAAAGCAGTTTTTTTTTCTTCTTTTTCTTCTTTTTCTTCTGCATACATCAAAAAATTCATATCAAAATGACGTAACCAATTCGAATACATATTCTTTGGAAAGATTCCTTCCATATATAAATTTACCCAGTTTCGAGATAAAGGGATTAACTTAACTTTCCTGCTATGCCACTCTTTGACAGTTATCGGCAAGATATCTTTACTATCAATGACCTTTCCGAATAAGTCATTGAGCGCAATTTTTTTCTTTGCAAATACTTGTTTTAAAAGTGGGCTATACAGTTCAATTATTTGTTTTAAAAATACAGTGTAATTTTGCAGTGCTTTTAAGAAGAAATCGGATAGCGGGATAAATCGTCCATCCTTTCTTGCCTTGCTATTCTTTTTATCGTTTACATATAGAATTTTAAGCTCAAAACAATAATCTTCCAAATTCCCCAACAGATTTTTATTAGGCCGTCTGGCCATGCTTAGCAAGCTAACATGCCACATCCAACACGCGTATGCATTCAATTGATTAATGATATGTTGATCTTTTTGAATATTTTCTTTGCAATGTCTATGTAAAAAAGCAAATTGCTCTTTCACAAAACTGGGGTCAAGTGCCAGTTGACTCCCTACCCTCCCTTTAGATGCAGATTGCACTTTGAATTGTTGTTGTAATATTTTGAGTTCAGCCGTGTCTTCTGTAAGTTCCTTAGAATGTGGTGTAAGTGCTGATTCTAAAAAAGCTAAATAGCTGCTATCAAGCTGAGCTTTGGGAAGTCCTCCGTAATAAATACCTGGCACATCATGCTTGATATCCCGCCTCGCAATCACATGAGTAAGATATTCATTATAGGTTTCATAATATATATGAAAATATAATTGGGCCTGAAGTTTTTCAACGGTGATAGTACCCACAAACTGATTAGCAAACCACTTCTTAAGTTCGGAATTAATATCTCCTGAAGAGATCTTTGGATTCGATGCTTGTTCTATGTAGTCAAACCATGCCGCAGGTAGATGTAGTTGGTGAGTCATCTCTTCATTCCAACGCACAGGCTTTAAACTCTTAATTTTCTGCTCGGTAACTTTCAAATTTAAATTAAGTAAATATTCCCGTCGTTTTCTTGAACCATTCTGGATCAAAACACCATCTTGTATGAGCTTGTTAAAATCCATCAGTGCTATGGGAGATAATCCAGTCAAAAGTGACAATAAACATGCGGCAGCGATTGCAGCATTATCCCAGTCCCCATTTAACTCAGTTCTCAACACATAAACAATTTGCTTCAGTACATCTGGTGCTAAATAATGAGGATTTGTAATAAATGGCACATGACGGCGTTGGCGATGCCGCGTGTAATACACAGTATAATCACTAATTAAATGATTAAAATTTTTAGTTTTTTCATCTTCTGAGTATAATTCTACTTCAATGTCCAATAACTCAATTTCACCATCTTCATCTTTGTGAAGAGAGGCATCATAATAACTGATCTTTGCGTTATGTCCGATATCTTCATACTTACCAGATTTTATTTCACGAAATTTTTTGAGTTCAATTTTAGTTGGCCATTTCAAAACTTTGCTTTTTTTTGACTTACGCTGACGATGAACAACACGACGATCATCGAGTCTTTTAAAAATTATTAATAGAGCCGATAAATACTCTATGACTTGTACTTTTTTGAAATTTTTAATATTAAAAAGTTGATTACGATCCTCTTTTTTCAAATTACGTTCGTACGTGACATAACAATTTAGCAGCTTACTACATTCATGAAATAATTCAGCATTATTAGAATCCAGCACATATCGTGAGACATAGCGTAGGAGGTCACAAACATGTTTTTGCTTATTCTCAGCTTTATCAATTTTTGCAAATTCTTGATACTGCCGATATGTTAAAAAACTCGCTTGTAGAATCAAATAACGTTGCGATGACAGCTCTTGTGTATTACTAGTATCTGGACATGCAAAATAACTTAAAGAAGCTAGAAAATAATATTTACCTAATTGTCTAGAGCTAGATATATACCCATATATCTGTTGCGCTTCCTTATATAGAGCGTGGGCTTTTTCACGTAAATCATCTGATAGATCGACAAATTGTGTATTCACAACATCATCATGTAATAGACAATAATCTTGTTTAAATTTTTCTGCTAAATCTAAGAATTGCTCTTCTGTTTCAATCTTTGGCATATTCGCTTTCGCTTAATTTTTTATCAAATTGCATTGGTTAAATTCATTACGATCTGAACAATTTTGTAAAAGTTGATCTTTGATTGAACTTTTTGTCAGCTTAAAAAATCTAGCAAAAAATTTAGCATCTAGCTCTTTCTGAGCTTTTCTCTCAAAGCACAAGTGTTGCTGTGATTTTTCGATAAAATCATCAAGATTATGTATCAACTGTAAGATTGCAACATAATTAGAATGTACACGTAAGCATGGCTCCGTTTGCATTAATAGCAATATTTTTTGCCAAATTTTCACATAGATTATTTTGAACTTTGCTTGTACTACTACTTTCTGACTCTGTTTAATCTTTTTGATTTTCAGTAGTTCTGAGTTAATTTTTACTATCTTAAATTGAACATTTTGTCGCTCAAAGCAAAAGGGCATGATAAATTGCCCCATAAATATCTCTATATTTTTTACTAAATAGTCAAATTTTAACATTTTTATCGATATAAAAAATGAGCATATCTTTTTATATGAAAATACATTTAATCTATCAACTAAATTTTCTCAAAATTACAATTATCAACAAATACATATGGTTTACTTATTATGGGTCGTCTAAATTTTAAAAATTCTTCCACTTTTTTTTAGTTTTCTGTTATTACATGAAACAATACCGTTGTATTACATTTTGAAATGCTTTGTATGCAGCATTGATCAAAAAGATTCTCTGCTATACTTACTTCACGTGTAGCATCAATGGAGTTTCGAAATGCTCAGAACCACTGAACAGAAAAAAATATATTCAAGCGACACGTGTGCAAAACTATCAAGCCAGCCTAAAGCTTGAAGGCATTACAACGACAGCTCAAACAACTCAACAAAGTAAAGCTGAAATCTTGCAAAAATATAAGAAGTATTCGCAACCCGAAACGTTAGTCAGGTACATGTATGGGGAAATGGGTGACAGCCTGTATTGTTACCCTGGCACAAATATCCTAAAGAACAAACTCAATATTCGTGATGAACAAATTTTAGAACAAGCTGAACTAGAACTGTCTGGATTGGCAAGTAACTTAATTGAATATGCTGAACCACCTTACGACTTACAATACTTAAAAAATCAATTCATGCGCAGCTCTTTGGCGACTTATACGACTGGGCAGGAAAGTTAAGACAAATCGTATTTCCAAAGGTGACACCCGTTTTTGTAATTTTTTCCCGTATTGAAATTGAAACCAATAAATTACTTAAATCACTTCAAGAAAAAAAGTACTTTCAAGGCTTAGTACCACAATAACTAATTCCTCAACTTGCCGACTTGTATTGTGAGCTTAATGTCATACACCCATTCCGTGAAGGTAATGGACGTACACAACGGATTTTATTTGAGCATCTGATTGCTCATTGTGGTTATGGTATTGATTGGTCTCGCATTGACTCTCAACAACAATGGATTCAAGCCAATATTGAAGGTTTTTATGGTAATTTAAATCCATTAATTCAGATTTTTGAAATATGCTTTATTCAAAATACCTAAAATTTAAGTAGTCAGAGCCCACAATCCTTAATGAGCCATCATCTTTGCTTCAATCCACTGATTAATTTCCCAAATAAACCAACAAACACGATTCTTAAAAATCTTAATACCCTTCGGGTAATTTAGGATCGTAATATGCAGATTACTTATCCAGAATTGAATAGATCGTTAACTTAGATAGACTTTTAAGCAATGTAACTTGCCGCATTTTTATCAACATATGTCTCAAAAAAGTTCGCCTATACATAAATTTATGGTGTTTAGTGATTAATCAACGTCTGATGACCTGAATGGATGTTACAGATTACATGCAATTGAATTGATCTATGGCTGTATTATGGCTTTTGTGTAATCCAATCCATTTGATCCGAATGTTCTCTTTTGCAATAAAGCAGCCTCTTCTGCTTTTCTTGAACCAACGAACAATGCCATTGATTTGATTCAATTGGCAACGGTGATGCTGAATCACATCTCCAAAGAAGGGATTAAATGCAAGAAATGTGGTAAGAAAAAATAGGGGATGGAAGTTATTATCCGTCTAATTGGAACCAGCCCATGAGTGGAGATCAGTTGAGTAAGTATCATCTTAAGTGAATAAGAGAAGGATGGCTCACCTCACTTCTCCAAATAACAACGCTATACTTTTCAAGCCAGTTTAGATATTGGCAACTACATTTCATTCTTCATCATGCTGGTCTTATAGCATGTAGACAATCACTACATCATTTGCATTCAATACTCAATACAGCCTGTCAGCAGAACCGCAGCGATATTTTTTCGTGCATACATGTAGTGTTTAAATCCATTCATTTTTCAATGATCCCCTACCGTTTATCACATTTATGGTCGATCTTTAACCTTGTGAAAAATGCATATACCGATATCTTCAAACTGTCAAATTTATGGATACATGACATTTAAAGAAATTATCCGATCAATTTTTTAGATAAAACTCATCAAGAAAAAATTTATTATTATTCATAACTTCACTAACAACCACATAAAAACAATAATTTAACAAATTATTCTTCCAATTTTTTTAGATTTAGTGTTATTACCCTAAATCCATGCTTAGCTCATTCTATTACATAAATGATTTAGAAGTATCCACGATATAAATTGCTTGCCCTCACACCTCTGCCCCTCTCACGCCCAAAAAATTTACACTAAAAGGCAGATTAAGCCCGTACGAGTTACATATCGCCGCATGCTATGTTGAAAGCATTTAAGAAAATATCCTCAATATTTATAAGATTTTTAAAATATGAACTACTTTTCGAAGAACCCTTTCTAAGTAATGTGACCAAAAAGGAAAAATGAAAATACTGAGATTTCCTTATCAACAATCAGTCAAAGTACATCCTGATGAATTTCTGTAACCGATACCCAAGGACCATACCTACCTTCCGAAGTGCTGTGCAACAAAGCCCTCCTCAACCACACTATAGCTATAAATTAATTCCATTATTTTGTGGTTTAATTAAATTATTAAAGTTTAAGACCCAATTTAATGGATTTATATTTCACTAAACCCGAAGAAGTCGTGACGCTTTTAGGTGAGCGTTTACGTAAGCAACGACTCTTTTTGGAGATGTCTCAAGCTGAGGTTGCAGCACGCGCTGGTGTCGGCGTGAATACGGTTTCGAATCTTGAAGCGGGACGAAATGTATCTGTTGAAAATTTAGTCCGTATTGCAATGGTCTTGGGTCGATTAAACGAACTTCAGGAGCTGTTTCAACCTCAGCTTAACAGTGTAAAAGACATTCTACGCTATGAAAGTCAAAGTAAGCGCCAGCGTATTAAGAGGAAGGGATAA